CTCAACGTAAAGCCCTGCCTTGCCACAATTATCGCGCAAGCCCGGTGTGCCGGACGAAATGACGGGGATGCCTGAACACATCGCCTCGGTGGCCGTCCTGCCCCATGACTCATATTTACTTGGCATGATCAGGATGCGCGTCTTGGCATACACATCCTGGATCGTGGGAGTCTTTGGAAGCACGGTCACGTTCGGCGGTTGGATCGTGTGCTGACCTTTGTCTGCGGGTTCAGAATAACTGCCCATCACTCCGATGAACTTGCGGTGCGGCAGTGCCTCGGCTATCTGCCGGAGGATGTGGCCGCCCTTGTTCTCGTCCAGGTTGATGAGCGTGATTGCTTCGTTGTAAGATGTGTCGATGTTCGTGTCATAATGCCGCCAATCACATGGAGGAGTAACCACGATGCTTGGATGCTCATAATTCAACTGCTCCTTCGCCCATTCGCTGTTGTAAATGATGTATTGTGGACTGTCTGCCCACACAATGCGGTTGTAGGTGCTGGTGTTGTGGATGAGGTGGAAGAGTGGCTTCTTGTAAACTTGCGCTATGCCGATGCTCCAATCTGTGTAATCAAGGTGCGTCATCATCGCATCGCTCCATCCAATGAGCCGCTCGATGACCATATCCTCCGGCGGGAACACATCTACGCCGTCATACGTGTACATCGAGTTGATGCGGTAGTGGCGAGCCTGATGCAGAAGCACACGAACATCTCCGCCATTGGCTTTAATGTCCTTGTTGATCCAATGCGCCATAAACTCCGCCCCGCAGGTGTGTTGCGGAGGATAAAGGTGGATGGAGTTTAGCAGCTTCATACCTTGGTAATTTTGACCACAAGCATCTTGTATCCCATATCATCCTCGCGGCCATCTTTGATGATATCCACTCCCGGCATGCCGATGAAGTCAGTGAAGTGCCAAAGGCTGCGATGGGTCTCAAGCTCGTTGCCGTATGCCGCGCCCTGCTCTATCCATACCGCCGGAGTGCTAACGAGGAGAATGCCGCCGGGAGCCAGCTTTGTGTTCACGATCTTGTTGATGATTCCATTGCCTTCATCCTTGTCAAAGTGCTCAAGCACATCGGTCATTAGGATGCAGTCATACTGCGCATTGCTGTTGTCGAGATAGTCTTGGATGGTTGTGATCTCAACGAGATCATAGCAGTCCCACAAGGGAGAGTGATATTGCCGGAAGCCTTCCACACCGATCAGCGTGGTCTGCTTATAGTTCTCCTTGATGCCGACATTGAGCCAGTTCCTGATCCCGGCACCATTGATGCCATGACCAATGCCCAGATCAAGCACGGTGCTTGGGTTGTGCATCAGCACCTGACGCATGATGTCGCGGAAGGAGGAGTAAGAGCCGATGGGCATGGTGTGTGTTTGTGTGTTAAGCAAAGAAGGGAGCGAAGCACATGGCTCCACTCCCTTGTATATCAGAGGTACAGATTAGCTCGCGCTTCCGTAGATCGCAGCGGTAGGCTGGAAGGAAAGCAGAGCAACACGGGCTTCAGCGCGATAAGTCACCAGGTTCTTCACGAAATCGTCTTGGTCAGTCTCGGTGCTGCGAACAGCGAGGCCGGAAGCCTGGGCGATGGCGAACGCATCAGTGTTCATGACATATATCTTGCCGCTCACGATTTGCGAGTGGGGAACCAGAGGTATGCCCACGATGCGGGTCTCGCCTTGTGCTCCGATGGTGATGCCACCCGGTACACCGTAGCTGCCGTTGGTAGGCTGCGTCTTCAGAACAGATGCCCACACTGCATGCGTGGTCAGGATCACATTGGGCTGACCGAGGCCAAGAGCCAGGTGCTGGGCAACATAATCAATGACGCGCTCGGCAACCGGAGTGGCAGAGGTGCTGCCTGCGGTGGCTGATGCAGTAATCGTGCTCATGAACGAGTTGTTAATGGCACGGTTCCAATCTTCAAGCAGGCTCTGGGAGAGATATGCCTGAAGGAAGGGAAGGTCTTGCAGCATCTGACGGCTCACCTTGGCGTAACCGGCTACGAACGGAACGCTGGTGTTCACCATCGTCACATCGTAATCGACCTGGGCCTTGGCAGAACCTTCGCTCTGCGTACCGAACGAGCCCTCACCGATGGCAGCGTTTCCGCGGGGGAAAGTCACGTTGCCGGTGGCGGTCGGGATGATGCGGAAGATGTTGTAGAGGTGCGGAGAGAAGAACGAGCGCAGGATGGGATTGTCGGTGTAGCTGATCTGCGATGTGCCGGTCAGGTTGTTGCCGAGGGTCATCGTGCCAACTGCCTTGGAGGAGTTGAAGGGAGTCTCAGATTTGATGGCGTCGAAGTTTGCGGCCACGATATCCATGATTCCAGCCTTCAGCGACTTCTGACGGTCACCACCGAAGGCATCAGCTTCCATCTCAGACTTGATCTTGCCATTGGCAGCGATCAGTCCGTTGATCTTTTCGCGCAGTTCACCGAGGGTCTCGCCCTTCTTCTGGGCATCCTCGTTCAGTTGTGCCACGTTTGCGGCATGCTTTGCTTCCAGAGCGGCGACTTCTGCGCTCACCTGGGATTTGATTTCTGCGAGCTTGGGGTCAAGTGCAGATACGATGTCTTTTACTTCCATTTTCAGTAAATTATAAAAATTGTTTAGAAATGTTTTAATAGCAAAATATCGAGTGCAGTGGCAGCTTTTTGCGCAACATTTTCGGTTTCGACCTTTTGCTCTGCCGGTGCCTCAACGGCTGCCGGCTGGCTACTCAAGTCTTCGATCAGTTGGTTCAGCTGCTTGATTTCAAGCATCAATAGTTCGATTGTTTCATCAGTTGCATCAGTGTGCTTGATGAACTTCTCGAGTTTCTTGACCCTTTCGATCCTTGCATCCATTGATTTCAGTCCGAGCATCGGGGTGTACTCATTGGCTCCCCAGCTCGTCAAAGAACTTCCTTCATACAAAACTACGTCATATAGCTCAGTCGCATCCTTGCCCTTTCGGCTGCCCTTCACGTTGAAGCCGATGGAGTGCTCTTTAACCAGGTCACTCTCGACCATCTTGATGAAGTCCCGGCCAAGGTTGTGAGTCCCTATCTGTGATTCATAGTAAAGCCCATAAGAGTCTTCTTTCAGCTCCATCAGCTTGCCCAGCGGTTGCCGAGGGTCATGGTTAAGAAGGTGCTTTATACGCCCCTTCGGGAACCATTCGGAGAGTGACTTTTGGAATGCTCCTGGAACGATGATGTCACCGTCCGAATCTTTTATGTTGAACGCAGAGAAGTACCCGGTGACGATGCCCTTCTTGGCATCGACATCCTTCACCTCCTGCGTCATGCGTTTGTAACCGTAGATCATGCTTGTTTTTTTCTCGTCAATCTGACGCAATTTACGAATTGCCCACTCAATGCCTGCCGTGCCGCCCCAAGCGTCCCACATCAGCCCTCCGCACCCTTCGCTGTACGGCACATCCTTGTTCTGTTGGTGTCGCTTGAAGGATGCCATGCGTGCAATGGTGTCACGGCTCAATCGTTCTCGGTTAGCGAGCTGATTGGCGCGTGTCCATCCGACAGCCGTGCCACACGATGACCCATTCTCTTCCTTCCACTTCAATGCTCGCTTTGCATTGTTGGTGGCCGCTTCAGGGTAATCGTTATATGTTTCTTCCTTCTGCATAATGGCACTCACAATGTCATCAAGCTCTTTTTGATTCACAAGTCTCGCATCTGCATCAGTATTCTCACGGATGAGCCTGATCTCATCCGGATTGTTATCGTAATGCCTTCCAATGTTCAATCGCTTGATGGTCTCCCACTTCATTTTGCCATTGGTGAAATACACCCGTGATCTTGGGATACCTATCTCATCACTTACCTTGTACACCGCTGCGCTATCTTCTGACTGTCGGCGAGTGATGACATACACTGTCTTGCCTTCCTCTTTTAACCGCTTAGCAATAGCCTGGATGTTTGGCTGATCAAGCGTATCATCGAAGTCAAAACTTATCTTGTTTGCATCAGCCTTCATCGTATGCTCACCTTCGCTTTCGTGATCTGATGCACTCTGACCTTCGATGGCAAGGTATGCTTGATATGCTCTTGTGGCTGATCGTCTTGTTTCATATACGCACTCACCATCACCGATGCGCCATTTCCCGTTGCTACATTGCTCTACTGGCATGTTATCGTCTTTTGGGTATTAATCGTCCTTGTGCATCCCGCTTATTTTCAAAGCCCAGAACGCATCTGCAATTTATTGTAAAAGCGGCAGGAGCTGCTGGATCAAGTGGGTAGTCAGCTGATGCCATTAGATTGTTTGTCCTACCCATTTGTGTGAACTTCTCACCAAGCTCTTTCACATCCCCGTCAAGCTTTGCGTGGTCGTACTGATCTTTCTCTTTAAAGCGTCTTGTACGGAAGTCGATTGTACTGATCCATTCCTTCGTCACCTCGTAATCTTGCAGCCTCGCTGCTTCAATGGCAGCAAGGTTCGCCGCTCGATTGCTTTCTGTCCGGGTGATGGTTAGTGCGCGAGCCTCTGATGCTACCTCCGGAGTGATGCGCCGTGCTATCTCTGCGAAGCCCCACCGCTCCTGCGTGCTCTGCACCAGGATGTTCAGGATGCGCTCCTTTGTGGTGGTCTCGATCAGTGTCAACAAATCCAGTGCCTGCTTCGTCAGCAGT